TGTGACACTGCGTACATAGACTTACCAGGTTATCATCATCAAGTCCAAGTTCCGGATGTTCCTTTAGTTCCTGGATATGATGTACCTCTTCAGCTCTCCATATCTTTCTGTCTCTTCCGATCAGCTGTGTGCCAGATGCAGCTGCGTCTTTTATTCTCTTGCGGCAATCCTGACACTCGTAATGATCTCGATCTAATATCTGCATTCTCTTATGTTTCCATGCAGATGAGTTGTAAAATGCTTTTGCTTCTTTGTCTGTCATATTTTTATTTTGGCGGTTTCTGTATCTGTAATAAGGAGTTCTAAAAAAGTAATCGCAACAAACAAATGTACTGACGTATGAATAAATTCTTTCCAGAGTAAACCGCCAAACCTCTTTCCAGAATTTACGGCAAAGAAAAAGGCAACAATCTTTCGACTGCTGCCCCGTTTCAATTCTTTACCTGCATATACTATATCACAGGTTGAGTGTCGCATTCTATCGCATATTTAAAATTTTTCAATGCATCTGAATGCTTTTTATGCACATACTGCCAGCAATACCCGGTTCTTGCACAGATTTCTTTCCATCTCATAAGATCTATGTAATGATAAGTCAGGATATCTTTCTCTGTCTCATCTTCTATCTGCTCAATTCTTTCCCTGATCTCAGTCCGGATCCTGACCCTTCTCTTCCTCTGCTCCACCAGTTTCCGTTCCTGTTCGTCCACTTCTGCTGCATAATCTGACAGATCAGAAAGGTTGCTGCTTTTTGGCAACCCATCTGCTGCCAGTGCTCCCGGAAGCATCCGATCCAGCTTTAAGCGTTCCAACTCTTCCTCGATCCGCTTCTCCTGGCGTAATGCTTTGCCGTACTGTTTCAGGTATTCCTTTTTCTTCTCATTCTCTTCTTTCACTGTTTCCATCGGTATACCCTCCCCGTCTTTCTGTCTCTTAATACTAAGACCTCGAATCCAAGCAGACTTGCTATATCTTTTAATGCTTTATGCGCTTCCTTTACGTGGTGTGGAATGCGGCTTGCATCCTGGATGGCTTTGCCTGCTGTCGGATCACGATATCCTTCCTGGTTTTTATACAATGTTTCATCACCTCCTACTCTATCATTGCCGGAATGAACAGCGCCCATAAGCACCACGCCGATCCCGTCCATTTCATTCCAATAATTACTGCAACTGTCGTAATTATCCATACAAGTATCTTTGTATATTTATCTTCCATTATCCTTTATACCTTTCCGGAAGCGGCATC